CAATCAGCTATTAGCCCAGACAATGCTGGCTAATGCTCTGGCACAGGTTGTATCCCACAAGGCGGAAGGCAGATGGTTTGCCCAGACAGGCATAGTTAACGCTCAACTAAGATTTGCTGCTATAGGCGAGACGTTTTCTACTACCAGTCCTGGTCCAGACATCATAACCGCAGAAAACATAGTGCCAATGATAGTTAGTGCAGACGTCTTGGTTCCTTACCTGTATGCTGGAGGAAGCATGGTACCGATGATCTACGAGAGTGCAGAAGTATGATTATTCTGGGCATACGTGTATCCAACATCACTGAAGTATTGACCCAATTTGATGTGATCAATATTTATAGAGACATTGCCCAGGATGCGCTGTTCTCCGACCCTGCTATTGGTACCGTACAGCTAAAGGTTGGACAGGTAGATTACGAGTATCTTGATTCGGATGGCGATGATACTCATTGGTACTCTGCCAGTTATTACCATACGGTGCCGCCGCTTATTGAGAGCGATAAATCAGTACCATTCAAAGGCATACCTGCCAATGGCCCTCTTGGTATTCTAACGCCAGACTACATCAGGGCAAATACAGATTTTCCTGCTCTGGCAGCTATGAACGATACCAAGCTGTGGAACTACATCTGGCGTGCAGAAAGTTTGATGTACAGCTGGTCACTTCAGTATGGTGGGTTCTGCACTACAGACAAACCTAACTGGGATGTGATGTCTAGAATAGCTGCTTTACAGGTCGTAGAGCAGTTGTACATTACCAACGATGCCAGTGTGCGTGCGCGGCGTGTTAGCGGCGTGCAGAGCGAGAAGATTGGCTCCTACAGTTACTCTCTAGCTAAGGACACTGGTACCACAACTACGGCAGATTATGCTGATCCATATGGCTTTGGCGCAGAGCCTCTTGCCATCCTGGGCTACTACACTTGTGGTACAAGTTCTCTGATTCATATGAAGACAACACAGGTGTTCCCAGAGCTTGCTCCAATCGCAGGTTATCCCCTTACTCCACAATATGTGGGTGTAGAAGTGCGTCCGTGGCACGACTTTACTGACTTGGAGCTAAAACGTGGCGTGCTGTTGTCTGGAGTAATCAGTGTACAAGACAGGCATGATAACTGATGCCAATAGCTGCACTGCTCAACAGGGTTTGCGACATCTGGGGTGAAATACCTGCTGACCCAGAGGTAGAAGACTCTCAAGAGATTGAAGGTGTTGTGTATGCTGGTGTACCGTGCAGAGTAGATAGTATTCTGTACAGGCGCAGTCAGGAAGCGACTGTTAGTGGTGGTTCACAAGGTGTAAGACGAGCCATTATCTTTATACAGGATCCCAGACTACAATATCCAGAAAACTTCAACGAGAACAACTGGATAGTGGAGAACGGCATACGTTACGACATCATAAGCATAGACGAGGCGGATGACATGTTCAGCATGCATCACTTCGAAGTAAACGTGCAGGCTGGTAGGTTCCGCTGATGGCTGCAAATCCGATAGCAATGTATGTCAGCTCTGGACAATCATTTACTCAGAGAGGTCGGGCCAGCAGGGTAGGTACTACCTATGCCCGAGACAAGGTAGACGATTGGCAGGGTGCTATAGCTGATATGGCAGCTTTGAATTCTCGACTGCTGGTAGTTGGATTTGATACTGCTGTACAGTTGGCAGATGAACTGACACAGAACACCAAAGATGCTATACGTAGACACATGCCTCCTTCTGGTTGGCGGCCCCGTGAGAGCACTGGCGAACCGTTTGAGTTCTCCAAAGGCAGGCTCATGGCTGCATGGGGTAGATATACACCAGAGTCTATGCGTGGGCAGGTTGACGAAGTAGACAAAGTGCCAATCCAGTATAAGCATGAAAAATGGGCGCGTAGTAATGGTGTTGCGGGTGGCAGACCAGTTGAGGGTCGCGATACTGGTGAAGAAGTCGAAGTCAACATGGGTGCCATTACCGAGATCAAGCGTATCAAGGGTAACGTTTGGACAGCAGAAGTAGGTACATTCTTACCATATGCTGGTCTGGCTAATGATGGTGGTACCATGTGGATCTACCCGTATGGCAACCGAGGCGCTAAGCCAGTACAGGCGCGTTGGGAGGGTGTCAAATTTGTTGAAGAGGGTATAGCAGTCACAGAAGGCAAGGTTGACAAGATTGTCGAAGGTACAATCCAGGAAGCCCTCGAAGGTCAACCTGACAGACGTAAGGTAAGGAACCCGAGGCGGCGTGGCTAGGTCAACCGTAACTATAGATCTGGAAGAGCAGTTTCACTCTGTGAAGCATGCTATCTGGTGTCTGTACCCAACTACCGCTAAGATACGTGTGTTGGAAGACAGACCTACTACGTTGGTGCGTCCAAGCTGGCGTGTATCCTACTTGACACATCGCAACGAACAGCTGACATCGCGCAGGTACAGACAAGTAGTTGATTGGACTATCGACTACTTTGGCAGTAACCGCATGGATGTGATGGATAAGCTGGATGCATTTGAGCGTTCCATAAAGTATGGTGGCAAGAAGTTTAGATTTGTAAACCTCATACCTGCGTGGCGCTTTAGCTGGCAATATCCTTCAGTAATTCTTGATCCTGTTGGTGATGGTAGTCTGTCGCCAGGGACGTATCAGGTGCGTGTAAGTGCTGTAGATACTGGCAGTAACGAAAGTGCTGCCAGTGTGCCCCAGGACGTTGTAATTGCAGATCCAAACAACGCTATAGCTGTACGTATACCTCGCGTTCCTTATAGCTCGCCGTTGTTCAAGCAATACAAGATCTACGTCGATGGGCATCAAGAAGCTTCTCTAGATTTACCGCCCAGAGATGGATTTATGTATGCTAGAACGACGATAACTAATCTACTTGGTAACGGCGTAGCACCCCAGGAACCAAATGATACAGTTAGGGTTCGTTGGCAATTTTTGCGAGTCACAGGATTTGCTGCCAGTAACAGAGAGGACGACATAAATAACGGTGTCTTTACAGGCAATATCAACTTGCAAACCACCGTGGAACAGGAGAATGAGCGGGTACAACTACCTGCTATCGAATACATTGCGGCTGAAACAACTTTGAACACAAGTGACAAGTTCACTATAGTAGTTGAGGCTTAGTATGACAGAGCAGCCACCCGTTGTTCCAGAGAATCCTGAAGATAGTGGTGAAGGACCGCCACCTACCGATACAGATAACGCAGAAGCTGCAACCCAACAGCAAGTGCAGACCCAGACACCTTTGAGCGCATCGGATCACGAGACTTACTCGCAGGCATTGTATGGGCAACCTGCATTTGTGGTAAATGCCGTGTTCTCGTCTGGAAAGCTTGATTCGCATGGCACGATGTACACACAGGCTCAAGTTCAGGCGGCTATTGATGAAATGATGGCAGAGCCTGACAAAACTTTTGCGGAGGCTGAACAGTAATGCCAGGCGGTCCGTGGACACCAGCTGCGCCTCCTACACGTCCAGGTCTATACATTAACTTTATCTCGGATGCCCTTGCTGCTATTTCAGTAGGTGTCCGAGGTAGAGTTGCGATGATTGTACGTTCTTCCTGGGGGCCAGCTAACCAAGTACAGATCATTGATAACTTTTCGGAGCTTATCAATTATTTCACAGCTGATGAAACAGCTCCGAATAATGCGTACTACGCAGGGCGTCAAGCGTTTATTGGCGGCGCTAGAGAGCTGCGTATGTATCGTATCATGGGTACTGGCGCAGCAAAGGCCACTGTAAATCTGGTAGACACGGCTGGTACGCCAGTTACAGCTATCAGGTTTGATGCCAAGAATGAAGGTGCTCTAGGCAACAGCTTCTTGGTCCAGACGCGACCAAATCCTGGTGATATTACCAAGACAGACATCCTGTTTACAGTCGGCGCGACGTTGATGGCAGTTTGGACCAGCAATACGAATCGCGGCATAACAGGACACATGAAGGACTTGGTAAACCTCGTTAACCAGGATCCGTCAAATTACTGGATCACTGCCACACTGGTTGCCGAAGGGAATAGCATCCCAGCAACTGCGTCATTGCCACTGGCTAGCGGTAGCAACGGTTCTGCACCAACAATGCAGAATTACGTTGACTTGCTGCTGACTATTGCTCTTGAAGCAGACGAGTGGGATGTCTTTACAGCAGATATCAAGAACGCTGACCTATCTGGTATTGAAGCAACGCTTACTTCTTGGATGCGCGATCTCCGCAATGATGGTTATCGTGTAACGATGATCATGGGTAGTGATCTTGCTGAGTCCGCCACTACCGCTGAGACAACTGCATCTGGTGTCAATGCAGAGTACGTGCAGTACGTCTACCCTGGTGCAATGCAGACCGATTCCCAGGGTAATCTCCTGACTAAGCGTGGTGTGGCTTTTGCCGCACAGGTAGCAGGTATCAGGGCGTCATTGCCACTAGGTCAGGGCATGACATTCTACCCCTTACAGGAGGTAATTAGTTTAGAGACAAAGTTCAAAGGTAGTACGACCGACCTTCTGATTAATAATGGGGTGACGGTTCTTGCAAAAGCAGGCTTGCATTACCACATCGTGAAAGGTGTTACGACTCTGGTGGTGCCTGGTCGTGCTCTAGATGGCAACTATATTCCTCAGGGTTTCAAGAAGGTATCGATCGTCAATACCTGCGACGCTATTGCAGCAGCGATCGAGCTAGCTGCGCGGACGAACTATATTGGGAAAGTCCCCAACGACACGGCAGGGCAGCAGGCCATTGTAGGTGTGGTGCGCGACTTTCTACGGGTGATGGCAGGACAACGCGCCATCCGTAATAACTACACGGTTGAGGTTAGCCAACTCCGTGAGTCTGTAGGAGAGCGACTATATCTTGACATTTCGATGACGGTGGTTGATACAATCGACGTTATCCTTGTCACTGTGAAGGTTGGGGCATAACGATGGCACTAAACCCAGACCGAACTATTAATGGCTCCTATGGCGAACTGTTCCTGGATGGTCAGTGGCAGACACAGGTACAGCGCGTTGAAGGACGTATCACGATTAACCGTCGTGAAGTACGTCTTGCAGGCGCACGTCAGACGGGCTACAAAGCGACTGGCACAGCTGGTGATGGTACAATCACTGGCTTCAAGGTTACGAGCTATTTCCTGCGTACAGTTGGTGCATATCAGCGCCATAGTAGGTCTCGCCAGGTACCGGCCTTGATTCGCTATGAGTTGGACGATCCAGAAGCCTTTGGTGCTGAGATCGTCGAGCTGATTGGCGTCAAGTTCTGGGAAGTCCCGATTGGTTTCCAGGTGGACGAGCTGGTTGAAGAAGCCATCCCGTTTACATTCATCAATCACAACATGCTTTCGTGCATTGATGGCAGCCTGGACGAATGGGAAGTTGAAGGCAAAGACTGCGCTTAGTTAGGGAGCAATAGCGGGCATGACTACGCAAGACACAGTACAGCCATCAGATGTGCGCACCCCAATGCGCAGATTGCCACAAAAGCCAGACGTTCTTGTCGAGCTTTCGGAGGCAGAAGCCGAAAAGGAATATCAGGGTGAG